TTCCTCAATCCCATTCGTACGTACGAAACTGGTGATGCTCGATCATCGGCGATGAAGTTTGGGGACGTTACTGCAGCCGCGGACACTTGGCTTGTTCAGCGCAATCTAGTGTGGTACGAGAAGTGGGATTGCAGGTGTGTTGCCGAACGCACTGGGGATGCCCTTTCACGTCTTGGTGATTTCATGAGCCCTTTTTGGGCGAAGAAAAATAGCATCACGCGTGGAGGGTCACATGAGGTATTTGGCAGTGCCGGACACAGAGTGAACTGTCCAAATCACGAAGATTATGGGTTGAACGATGTGACGTGGCTGGAACGCCGCTCAATGTCGACTGAGGTAATCATTAGTAAGACCCAGCTCCAAACTTTGCATGCGGGGCGGTACAACGTAGCAACCACGGACAAATTGTTTAACAGCATTTTCCAAGGGACTCGCACGGATTACCGCACTAACCTGAATGTGGGGGATGTGGCGCAGTACGGTGGTAACCACGCCGTAGCTGAATTTGCGTTTCTAAATCAAATTAGGGACAAGAGGACCATCGCCCGTGGGACGGGGACGGACTTCGAGTTCTTCGATGATTTGTCAGGCGAGACGCACATGGTCACCGGCGGAGGCACAGTGACATATCTGATCGAGACTCAGGGTTACGGTCAGGTGTGCAATGCTTCGCCGTTGGAATGAATTGGGGGTCGATCCGTGGTTATGGCTACAGAACCACTGACGACATGTTTCAACGCTGTTATAAGAAAGATTGGTCGACCGGCTGGTGGTTGACTGAGATGGGCAAAACAGCGGAAGGCAAGCGCCTACAAGCCTTGCTAGACGAACGGTCGCCCATGATCGCGGCGACCCCCTTTTACATCCGGGGATGGTGTGCACCCCGGCCAGACATAAGACACCAGGAGTCCCTCTGGGACGGGACAAGATATCGCCTGTACCGTTGCGATAAATTGCCGTCCGTGGAAGCCATCGTGAATAGCACGAAATTTTTGCACGAGTTTCTGTCTGACAGAAGATTGCCGCAGCCCGAGTTGCCCTCAGCTTGGATGGACCCCGACGACACCGCAAGGTGGCTGGATCGGACCAACTACGGCGATACCCGAAAAGAACAACTGCAAGACACGACGGTGGACCCCGACACAGTGTGCGAATTTGAATCGTGCGATAATTCTGGCAGAACCTCCCGCTTTCATTGGGGAGGAGTTTCTGTATTCATGAAGTCCGAGTTCTACACGGATTTCAAGATGCCACGTGGCATCTACGCTCGAGCCGACGGTGCTAAAGTCGCGTTCGGGAAATGGATCAAGGCTGTGGAAGACATTCTATACAGCCTGCCGGAATTTATCAAGCACGTGCCAGTTCCTGATCGACCATTATACATATCTAATTTATTCAAGATCGGTGACACAGCGATCGAGACTGACTACTCCTCATGGGAGGGTCATTTCAACGCAATGGCATCGTTCTCTGAGCTAGTGACTTCTATACATATGTTAACTGGCAGGAAGGTCGATTGGGGTATATTCGAGAAAGCTATTGTACAGCTCGAATATATGGAGGTAATGAATAAGCGCATTGTGGCTGCAAGAATCCTCCAGGGAGAGATGTCTCCGACTCCGGTGCCCCCGGAAATCGCTGAGTTGGCACTCAAGAAACTAATCGTTCCTGAGTACTTCCCTAGCGACTGTTTCAACGTTGGTCAAGACTCGCATCAGAGAGCACAATGTGATAACGGGGACAAGCTGGACAACACGTGTTGGATCGCCGACCAGATGTGGGCGGTGATGGCACCAAACGTGTTGAGATCGAAAAACATCAAAGCGAAGTGCTGGTTCAGGCGCATGTCGGGTGACATGTGGACCTCAGCATACAACGGAATGTCAAATTTACGGAACTGGATCTACATATTGCGTCGTTCGGGTGTCTCTCGCGAGACGATAGCCCTTAGGACGTGCTGTGTGGTAGAAGGGGACGATTTGCTGGCACCTATCTGGTTTAATGTAAATCACATAGCCTATGACGAACTTGGTTGCTTGGTTAAACTCGAGGAACATAACACTTGGTCCGAGGCATCTTTTTGTGGTATGCGTTTTGCAGAGACGAGTCAACAGATTATAACAGATCCGTTTCGCGCCCTTGGAACTTTCGGGTGGGTGGGAACCCGGTACAGCGAGAGTAAAGACACCATTAAACTTGGGTTGCAAAAGTCAAAAGCGATCAGCTATTTGTATGCGTACCCTGGATGCCCAATGGTAGCCGCCTTGGCGGCTAAGACCCTCGAGTTGCTGGGTGATATCGACGTCGTTATAGATCAAGACCTCGACACCTACAAGAAAGACTTGCTACAAGCAGCCCTCCGCAGTAAAGCAGGCTACTGCAGTCCCACGGACGAAACTCGCGCACTGTTCGCTCAGCAATATAATATCACCGCCGAGCAACAAATTGCGTTCGAAGATGAAATCTTCGCTCTGACCACGCTACCGAATGGCCTCGATGTAGAGCTTCCCGCTATACCGTCGAGCATTCCGTACAGAGTGTATGCATCCGAGTACGTCCACCATGTCCGCTCCGGAGCTGAATCCGGAATATAAATTGAGTCAGGCCAAAAACCCTTACG